TCGGCGTTGCACAAATCACATTACTGGACGCGGCGCCTGCGGTTGTGGCAGAATTATTGATTGTGCCCGAAGCAGACCCCGCCACGGTAACCGCAAAATTAACCAGCGTGCCGGACCCCGCGTAAATCAGCGTGGAGGTCGTAACCACACTGCTGGTTTTGGCATTGGTGCCGTTCCACGTTACGTTACCGAGGCTTTGGATGAGCTGGGACAGGTTCTTGTTGAGGTTCTGAAGCGCGGTCTCGAGGTTATTGAACCCCAGAAAGCCGCCGCCGCCCATGTTGTCGAGGAATGACATTCCTACACCTTGCCGTCTTGCGCGAAACGTATGCGGACGTTGCCGATGCGCCAGAACGACCCCAGATCTGAAGATTGGAACTGAAGCGCAAGAAGGCGGTTTCTTACGCGCGTGTTGAAATATGTATTCTGCGACGGTGACACCGTATACGGGCCATAAACCTGCGGCGTATCGTTTGGATAATCGGCGGCATATACCGTGATTTGGATTTGCGCGTTTGGATTTGGATCGCCGTATGTGCCATATTTGAAGTCTGGCCAGACCATGTCGATGAAGGTCTTTTCGTGTCCTTCATTCACGACAAAGTAGCCGGTTCGCATCGTCGAGACGATAGGAACGCCATTTGCGTCGGTGCCCGTCTCGTGCTGATAGACGACGGAATCGACCGTTGTTCCAAGCGGCTGTCCAAGAACAGACTGATCGATCCAAGCCGTGCGGGAAAGCTGACCGAAGTCCCATGTCTGTTCAACGATGTTGTATTTGACGTAATTGTTCGGCTCGCCCGTTCCCGAAGCCGACGGGAAGAACCACCACACTTCATTGAAGCCGGTGTTCGCGGCAGCAACGCATTTGATTTGATTTGTCGTATCCAGATTTTGGAACACGTAATCCCAGATCGGACACTGGATGATCTGGACATTATTGCCGTTGAACACGAAGAAGTTCGACTTGCCCATCCAGTACACGGAGCCGCGAAGCTGACATGCCGCGTGTTGTCCAATGAGGCCGCAATTTGCGCCGACTTTCGTGAAGCCGAACACAAGCGGATAGCCGAGATAGTTCATCGACCAAAGGTCGAGATCGGTCCAGATCAAACCGTTCTGCGGACCCTGCAAACCGCCCACAATCTCAGATCCTGTCGGGATGTGATACGAGCCAGCCTGATTTGTCGTAAGAGGCGTCCACTGCGTGAAATCGCCCTGATCAGACCACGAGACAAGAAGAGGATCTTGCTGCAATCCGAGATTGGTTTGGTTTGTCGAACCATACGCAACAAGAATTTGCTGCGGCATCGACACAAACAAGCCGCGATTGAACAGCGGTGCGCTTTGTATTTGCCCCAGCGTCGAGAAGCCTGCGTTCGGATCCCAGTAGTAGATTGCGCCATTTTGGGGACAGGCAACCGCATATTGACCCCAGTTGTCGATGGTCCAGTTGTTTGTTGTAATCGTTGTTCCCGACTGAGCCGACGGCGTGACGCCAAAGCCGTATGTACCCGTTCCGTATGTTCCAGAACCATAAACAGCGCCTGCGGCCGATGGTCCAAGCGTGATGTAATAGATAAGTTCGCAATTGCCCGAGTTCATGGACGTCGGGCCAGCAGAACTTGTGGCAACGGTCGACGTGTTGATCGTGAATGTATTCGCTGTCGGAACCGTGGCGACAGTATATGAACCTGTTATCGCAATACCGCCCACGGTCGTCGAGATCGGAAACACAACAGTGTTGCCAACGGCTAGGCCGTGTGCAGTCAGCGTAACTGTAACAATGGATGTTCCTGATACCGTTGTGAAGGTTGGAACAGCGCCGCCGTTTGATACAGAGGACGTCGCATTTGAAGATGCAAGAATATAGTATTGAGTAGCTGCTGCACCAAGTTTTTCTATGGGGTAATAACCTGAAAGAATTAACCCGCCGACTGATATTGGCGTATTGAAATAAACGCCGTCATATGTCGTGACGTTCGATATATTGGAATCGTCAACTAATACTTCATTTGGATTCCACGTGCCGCTGACGACATTTGTCGTTGAAAACTTTGGAGCAAAGTCTGTTGTCTTTGTCTGCGGCGTAAGGTTTGTCGCGGAACCTGACGTCACCGCAATGAATGAAGACGTCGTGCCGACAGCAAGATGCTTGACGTTGTTCAAATCCTGCCAAGCGTGCATTGCGCGAGGAGTGCCGGACGACAAGTTAAAGTATTGCGTCCATCCTCCGATCTTCTGGAACAACCCGTCGCGGAACCTTCCAAACGACGAATAAGAAATACCAGCCTCGTTCAACGTCGGAGTTCTTTCGACGTTGACGCCCGGTATGAGTTTGACTGATTTTGTCGGCATATCAGGTCTTGATAAACGTCAACCCAGCCACGATCGTCGGCTGCACGTTGGTGTGGGCGTTGCCGCCGGGAGAAGAAGTGCCGCCAGTGCTGTTAATAGTAATTCCGGTTGTTTGAGGAGATGTATTAAGACTATTGTTCGTGTTAATGGGACCGGTAGTTGATCCAGAGCCCGTGTTTGCTGTACCGCCAACCAAAGGATTAAATGCGTGTGTATGACCCGGGTCAGTTATACCATGTGTATGCGGAGGAATTTGACTGTAGGTTAGCGTCGTGCTTTCCGATGTAGACCCACCAGAGCCTACAACGGTTCCATCGATGCCAGAAACAGCAGACGTCAACCGCGCGCCGCTCGACATGACAGAAACACGGGCACGATTTCTGAGATCGGGTACGCCAAACGTCGTGATACCGTTTCCGCCAAATTGGGAAGAGTAGGGGGCGAGAATAGCTCCGAGATATGGATACGTGCTAATGTTATAAACGGTTCCATCACAAACAAGCCAAGGAAGCTGCGCAGTCGTGCCGTCGCTCGTGCATCCGCCGAACCAAACAGGCGTGGTGCCGGAGCCATAATCCCAATACGTGCCGGGCAACGGAGAATTGACGAACGAAACGCCGGGGTAGCTTGTAACGCCACCGTCCGTTCCGCTCTCAACTCGAATTGGCGTCACAACACCCTGCGGCAAACCAATCGTTTGGTTTGCACCCGTGGCTGTCTTGACGCGAACGTAATAATTTCCGGTCGTGCGATTATCGATCTGCCAAACGCCAGACACGTTGGGGAAAGACACGTCCACGTTGCTTGTGAGAGTACCCGTGAAACGAATAACACCGTTTTGTGTCTGCGTGGTCGTGAGGGTCGCGCCAGATGTGACAGAAATCTCCAAGACAGTGCCAAACATCTGAGTGATGTAGCCAAGGTCGTTGTTGAGATAACCGCCCCAAGCCGCTGTATCGCCGCCGACCGTCGGTAGAATAAGGCCACGGCTGTTTGTTGTAGACATGGATTAAGCCCTCGGAATTGCGGTTTCTTTCTGCGGCGAACCAGAAGACCAACCCCAGCTCTCGAAACGCTGGCGTGCAAGTTCTGTCTGCGCAGAAGCTTTGAGAAGTTGATACTGATTTTCCCACGACTGTGACATGCGCGGGTCGTCGGCCTGAGAGCCGAAGTTCCGCATATAACCAGACGCAAACACCATCGACGCGGCCATGAACAGGTCAGGCACATACGTCGTAAGGATCGTCGTGGTATTTGTCGAAGACAGAGGCGCGGGCCTAATCGTTCCGATCACCTCTACTGGATAAGCCTGATCCGGCACTGGCCCGAACACGACCTGAGAGTTCGAAACCATGCCGAAATAAACGGGCGTTCCCGTCGCCGACGTATTTGCTGGATATGAAATATCGATGAAATCGCGCGACGCTGGAATTAGAGGAACACGGGTTCCCGTTGTTGTCGTTGCCGTGTATGGCGTGATGATGTTGAGATAGTCGACAACGATGAATGTGCCTAGCGTGGTTGGAAGATTGAACGTGCGCTGGCCGGCAGTCGTAGTCGCGCTGCTGTCGGTTGTGTTGGTGTACGGCAGATCGAGCTCGCGATAGATGCGCTGCTCTGCATAATCAATGATGGACGGCTCTATTGCGACAAAGTTTGGATCGCTCGTAGATACGACCATCAAGTTCGCAAGTGCTGTTGTATACGTCGCGTATGTGTAGGACATCTATGTTCTCATCAGAAAAACATCAGGAAGTTTCCTGTGGTGATGTTGTAGGAAATTACGACAATGCCGGAGCCGCCAGTGCCGCCACTAGAAGTGCCAGCGCCGCCACCGCCGCCGCCACCGCCAGTATTTGCAGTACCTGCGCCACCATTAGTACTGGATGCGCCACCTGAACCGCCGCCATTGGTGCCAGACCCGCCTGTGGTATCAGAGCCACCACCGCCGCCGCCCGCAATGATTCCCAATCCAAACGCTGAAGCATTATAACCAGCGCCGCCTGCACCGCCTACGCCAGTGCTGCTGTTTCCTTGAACGCCATTACCTGTAGCACCGCCGCCGCCACCTGCGGCATTTGCAGGTCCCGCATTTGTACCGTTGGCACCAGAACCGCCAGTGCCGTTACCTGTACCGGGGGTTCCTAAAAAGTTAGAGCCACCGCCAGAACCATTCGTAGCTCGTCCATTATCAGCGTTTGCGCTATTTACGGAGCCAGCAGCACCGCCGCCGCCCGCAGTTACCGTTGTAAATCCACTTCCGCTGATGCTGCTATCAGTGCCATCCGAACCCTTATTGCCTGAAGTTCCTCCGGCACCTCCGCCGCCCACTGTAATGGTATAAGTAGTACCGGCAGTAACAGAAACATTAGTTCCGGTAACAACGCCACCAGCACCGCCGCCGCCTTGTCCGCGAGACGCCGCCGCAGCAGAGCCACCGCCACCACCACCGCCGACAACAAGATAATTGATGCTGGTTACACCAGCCGGTGCGGTCCACGATCCGTTAGCGGTAAACGTGACTGTCGCTCTGGCCAAAGTATCCTCCCATCTTAAGCCGAAGCGATGCAGCGCCACTTTCGAATCTGGGTCATTTACTGTCCTTTATCACTGTTGAGCAAGAGCAACAATGTCCCAGAGCGATTCCGCCGCATTGTAGATACATCCGAAGTATACAACCTTTGAAACAGTGGTTGCATAGGTATAGTTAGATCCGCTAGTCGTAAGACTAACGCCAACAGGTCGGAACGCACCAGTGCCGCTTCCGGTAAACGTAAGCGTCTGAGACGTTCCATTATCTTTCACCTTTATGATGATCTTATTGCCATCAAGAGGAGAACCCGTTGTGGATGCGTTAAACGTAAGTGCCGCAGCTTGAGCTGTAAGAATATATTCATCGTAAGTCGAAATATCTATTGTAATGGCTGAGGCAGAAGAGGCGGTGGTCGATATACGCGGATTGATTCGTTTATTAGTCAGAGTCTGAGTAGCAGCAATACCAGCAACTGTGTCCGTTGACGTTGGAAACGTCATCGTCGTGCCGTCGGTGCCAGCAAGTGTGAGACTGTTATTGATAGTAAGCGTCTTACTATCAACGCCAGCGAATGTAGTCGTGGCGTTATGTGTTACGGTCTTACCATCCGCAATCGTCAGCGCGGCGCTGGTTGCTGGCGCGGTGATCGTAACCTTATTGATGCTTGTAGCGGTAGCGACGCCAAGAGTTGGCGTTGTAAGAGTTGGCGAAGTCGCACGAACATAAGCTCCGGTTCCCTGCGGAGCCACGCCGCCACTCGTAATAGTAACCACGCCTGTTGAAACGGTGCCAATACCAATTGTGCCGCTTCCCTTAGCATCAATCGTCAGGTTTTCGTTTGTCTGAGCAACAGAAGAAATAACCGAAAGCGCAAGACCAGCACCAGCCGCTGCGGACTTAATGTTCAATCCGGTAACTGCGGATGCCGTCGAAGCGTCTACGTTAAGAGATGGAGTGGTTGTGCCACTTGGTCCGACAGCCAGAGCATTAGCGCCGGTCGATGTAACAGCCAGACCCGCCGCAGCCAGTGTGGCAAACGTCGTCGCACCGTTGTTGCCGCCCTTAAACGCAAAGGCGTCCGTAGTGCCGATGCCGGTCGTGGTCTGTAGCGTAAGTTGCGTGCCGGTCGTGCCGGAGCCGCCGATGACCAACGGAACAGTAACAGACGTGGTGACCGTGTGCGCTGGAAGCGTAGTGGACCAAGACGGGACACCAGCGCCGCTGGTTACAAGAATGCTGCTATTGGCCGTAGCAAGACCGCTGACGACGTTGGCCGTTCCGGAATACAAAAGCTGGTTGACAGTTGTAGTCGCAGGATACGTTGCCGTTGACCAAGAAGGAGCGCTGCTGGAACCGGACAGCAGAACTTGGTTCGCGGTTGCGGTGCCGGACAGAACGGCCATTGCTGAGGCGGTCGAGTAAATGATACCGCCGTTGCTGGCCGTGAGGCTGGCGTTCGTGCCGCCGTTGGAAAGCCCCAGCGTGCCCGTAACGGCAGCCGTTCCAAGATTGACCGCGCCCCAAGATGGGGCTGCGCCCGTATTGCCAAGAAGGACTTGGTTTGTCGTGCCCGCTGCCGTAACGCCAAGCGCGCTAGTTGTATTTCCGTAAAGGATGCCGTTAGCGGTAAAGGTTGTTGCGCCCGTACCGCCATTAGCAACAGGCAAAGTTCCGGTAAGACTTGACGCGCTGACCTGAGACCATGTGGGAGCAGCAGACGCGCCAGCCGAAGTCAGAACATAGCCACTCGTGCCGTATGTCGCACCGCCAATGCCCAACTGGCCAGACGGGCCAATGCGGAAGCGTTCCGTCGGGCTC